CCAGTTTGTCGTGGCCCATTATCATGTAAAAAAATCAAAGAAATCTGTATACCTCACCTGGTGGTGAAAACCGCATTTATTACAGGTTGCTTCAAGTTTAACTGCAATGGTCGGAAAGTTATCAACAAATGCCTGCATTTTATTATAACCTTCTTCGGTCAAACTCTCAACAAACTCTTTTAGTTCCTGTTTAGAATAGTCTTTATAAGAATACATACCTTTGGCATCATAAATGTGTTCTATAGAGTTTACGATAACATTTGTTTTGACATCTATAGGATTACCCATTTCAGCCCGTCTCATTGAACTGTAGTTTGGATATCGCATCTTAACACCTTGCTTGGCATTTAGTTTAATATCTGAAGAAATACCATCCTTATTCTGTATTTCACACTTGGCAATATCCATATCCGTTTCAAAGACATTACCACATTTATGACCATCTACCACATTATTACAGGTGAGACTTACTTCAACAGTTTCACCAATAGACTTGCCCCTTAGAAATACGAATAGAAAATCCACATCAAAGAATGGCAGTTTATCAATATCAATTTTACCTTTAATCAAACAGTTACTAATAATCTGCTTAACTGTTTTGATAATCTCTTCGTTATCTTTTGACTCCATTGCCATAAGTAGGAGTTTTTCTTCTTTGACCGTAAATGGTCTGACTGTAATAGATTCCTGCGTGGAAGGTATTGCAATCTCATATGTTGGCACATCAATCTTTGGTAACATAATCTATCATCTCCATTATTTTTTATAATCTGGTCTATCCCAATATCTATATGTGAATGTAACCTGTAATCTAAGAACGTCTTGGTCATTCCAAGTAACCTGTTGAGGCGCCACTAGAGTTGGCCAGGCCTTATTTAATGTCCAACCGTATGTAGCAAAAGGTTTTGAAGTTCCTTCTAAACCATATTCTGCTATCTGATAAATCTGAATAGTGCCGTAATAGTTGTCGGCATATTCATAGTTCCAGTTTGTTGTTGGATTAATGATGTCCATCCAGTCATCAAAAAAAGCACGTTCGGCGCTTTTAGTTCGGCAAAGAAAAGATAATGATGCCTGATTATACATAACGTTGCTCGGAAATACTTGACCTGGTCCATTGTATCGGATTTGTGTTACGTCAAAACCACGACCTGGAAACTCTACAGCATCACAGAGGTAAATGAAATCTCTGGTACCACTCATTAAGTTGGTAATGCCTTTTCCTTCTGCAAGTAATCTAACCACGAAACGACATGACTTGGCATATTGACCGGCACTATCTATAGCCGATCTAACATCATTCATAGATAAGTTGGCAGGCACATCAGTAGAAGTATAGAGTCCCATATTAGTATCCGTTAGCTATGTTATTACTATCAATTACACGCATTTCTTTAAATCCTAGTACCAACTGTGCAGATAGCGGGTTTGCATCGTGAAATGTATTCCATTCTGCATTTGGGTTATACATAATTTCAACTCTTGTAAGAACACATCTACCAATCTTTGGTATATTTGGATTTTCTATTTGACGACCTGTCTTTTCATCGTAGTAATAAAACTGAATAATGAACTCGTTAGGTGTCTTAAAAATACCACCACCTTGAGTACCAAGAAAACCACCACCATAGTTAAACTGATTTACTACTCCAATATAACTTGCTCTTGGATCACTGCTATTACCGATAAGTGTGGGTGCTGAATATTGTCTTAATGTTCTTACGATTTCTTTTAGATTATTTGCTTCATCTTGTGATGTTGGCGCCATGATAAATGAAAACTGGAAATCTCTAAGAGCCGTGTCTCTATAAAGAACTTCAACTTTTGGATTGATAGCACCACCAAACATAGGTGCTGCGCCGGCGGCCGCTTGGAATGCTCCACCTATTGCGGCACCGACAACAGGTATATTAGATACAGCATCGACGGCAACCTTCGTAAGCTTCATTTCATTATATTCATGATTTGACCCTATGATGATATTACCATTAACACCACCAGGCATGAATAGTGCGACAGTTTCTAAATCATTGTCGCCACCGGTCTCTTTGGCACTAATAAGCATCCAATGACCTTGTGTCGAGGTGCCGATGTCTTTTGGGAACTGATGATGCGGAGCTGGCATTTATTCCTCCAGAAATGCTACATACTATTTATGTCACACTACAAACAAGGTTTATTTAAGCCTATAAATCCTAAAAAATATATCGGAGACCCCACCAATATCGTATATAGGTCTGGTTGGGAAAAGCGAGTTATGGATTGGTTAGACACCAACATTAATGTTATCCGTTGGGCATCGGAAGAAATTGTTATTCCGTATGTCTCACCGATAGATAATAAGGTGCATAGGTACTTCACTGACTTCTATGTGGAGGCGCGTGGGAGAGACGGAGAGTTGCGTAAAATGATTTTAGAGGTGAAACCTAAGGCCCAGACACAAGAACCAAAAAGACCTCAAAGGACTACTAAAAGGTATATTACGGAAGTAATGACTTACGGAGTTAATCAGGCCAAATGGAAGGCTGCCGAAGATTATTGCCGCCATAAAGGATGGGAGTTTAGATTAATAACCGAGACGGAACTATTTAAAAAGTAATATAAATACCGTCTATGGCAGAAGAATATACATCTAGAGAACTCCAGAGTTGGTTGTTTGATAAAGCATTGCAGGCATCAAGTCCGGCAATGAAGAAAAGGGCCTTAGCACAGGAGCAAGAGGCTTCACGACTTGGAGATAAAACTAATACTAAAAAGACGCCGACTAGTAAAAGTGCCAGAAATATATTATTAGCATCTAGTCAAAGACATATATCTTCACCTATGATGGGTAAGTTATATTTCTTTAAGTATGACCCAAAGACAAAAGAAAAGTTATGGCAATATGATAAGTTTCCAATGGCATTTGCCTTAGAGCAATACAACGATGGTTTTCTAGGTTTAAACCTACACTACCTTACTCCGTATTTTAGACAGATTATACTAAGTCAGTTAATGCGATATGAAAAAGGTGGTAAAGACCCACGATTAAATATTAACTATGATGTTATAAATGGTAATACCAGACTTAGAAATCTGGCCAAGGTGTGTATTAAAAGGTATTTGTTTAATCATTGTAAATCACATTTTATTGAGGTGTTTCCTAGTGAATATGACAAAGCAATCCAACTCCCGGTTGAGGACTGGGTATTTAAGAGGTAGAGATGGCATTTGCTAACACAGATACAGGTATTCCAGGAATATCTGCTTTTACTCCTTTGTTTGGATTATTTCCAACTACCGAGTATGACATCAATAATATTAATATATACAGTACCGGCCCGCATGAAACCGTAACCGATATCTTTTTTCGTTTCAGTATTCTTCGTAGTATTATTAATAATACATCATCTTATTATGTATATAATGTTTTAGATTCCGACACACCAGAGATATTGTCAGAAAAGGTCTATAATGACCGTGGTGCTGGATGGATTATTTTATATGCCAACCGAATATTTGATCCGCAGTTTGATTGGCCTCTCAATTACGATGCTTTTATGAAAATGATTATAGGTAAATATGGTTCAGTTGAGATTGCTCAAAGCACAATACACCACTCCGAAATGACCATTACCAGAACTAATCAATTTACTGGCACTGTAAATACAACCAGTTTTGAGGTGGATTCAATCAGATTGACAGACCAGTTACCTAATATACCTTATGCTTATTACCAACCTTGGACTGCGACAACTTATAGAACCGCCGACAGTGGTGTATATAAAGCAGATGACGTAAATGCCGCAGGAACTTTAGAAGAACCACCTATAAGAGCTGATTTGACTTATGACGACCATAATGCCAATCTAACAGTAACAAGAGTAGGTTCTATTCCTACTATTACAGATTATCAAGAATATACTTTTCCAGATGGCACCGTTGTTTCAGTAGGTACATCTGGTAGAAGTATTTCTTTATATGATTATGAACTTAAACTAAATGATGATAAAAGACTTATTAAAATTATTAAGCAAGAATATTATCCTCAGATTATGAGTGAGTTTAAAAAATTGACTAATAATCAACCTAACTATCTATTAGGATTTGCATAATGGCACAGGCTGGTGGTTATGATATTCTCCGCGTTGATGCAACTCTTACTATAGAAGGTCAAACCTTTAATGATATTACCATTAAAGAAATCATAATGGGTGAGAGTTTGCTTACTCCTGGTTTGCAAACTTCCGTATCATTACAGTCATGGGTTTATAGTAATCCTCAAAAGTTCTGGGGTGATTATAAAGATAAAGAAATGACTATTACTATGAGTGATGGTACTAATCTGAATCAAAGACAGATGTATATCAACCAGAGGGTTTATCGCATTGACAATAGAGAACTTGACGTAAACGTAGGTCAAACGGAATCATTAGTTCTACATGCTTGTGATCCAACATTATTAAACGATGCAAAATCACTTATCTCCAAATCTTGGAAATGTACCACTCCATCAAAAGTAGTTGAATATGCTCTCAAGTCATGTGCCGGTGCCACAGTAACTAATATATCCGGCTCCGGTCCGGCGAGAGATTATATTGCAGAAAATATCCATCCATTTCAGGTTGTGGCTCAGCAAGCAAATGTGGCATTATATAATGGTGAAGACCCATCCTTTTTACATTATATGACCTATGAAGGAATGTCTTCAACATCAAAACAAGGTACGCATTATTTTAAATCACTGGCAGAAATGGTAAAACAATCTCCTGCCGATAATGCTATATTCAGCAATGCAGAGGCGGATGGAGACGTTTATAACCTAGCAAAGGCCGGTTCTTTTAGTTTTCCTTGTGTGTTTGATTATCTGTCAGACCTATTAAATGGTGTTGGCATCGGCAATAGTCTTAGCACTATTAATCCAATGACGCAAGATGGTAATCTTTTCGGTGGTTCTGTAGGCGGTTGTGGTATTGGTCAAGGTAATCACAAGACAGCAATAACCAACTCTGGAACATCAGGTCAGCAAAATAGTTGCAACCTCGGTGTAGAGCAATATTTGTTACTAAGACAGGCTAGAATGGGCCTATTAGATAAAGATAAGATTGCTTTGCGTATTGTAGTTCCTTGGAACTCTAGCTTACATGTTGGTCATATGATAGATTTTAGTTGGGTTAATAAATCAGATAATACATATGGTGTTTATACTCCTATATACGGTTCAGGAAACTATATTATTGTGGCGCTAAAACACAACATACAACTTGGTGGATTCTCTACAACTACACTTGATTGCATTACAGATAATACTGCTTAAAGGAGACTATATTAATGGGATTGTTAGACGGATTACAGTTACCCGGACTGGAAGCAGGCGTTACAGCAAATGTTGATGAAGATAAAAGTCATGCCTGTAATCAATCTGTTAGAAGTTTATCCTGCCATGGACCTGATGTTAGTACCTCAGACCTAGGTTTATGGGGTTCTGCTGTTAATCCCACACAGACTGGTCAGCAATCTTTTCCTGGTGTTATGGATCCAGGAACAATGGTATATTTTCTTAAAGGTTTAGGTCAGAATGGCGGTATCATTCTTGGGCTTGCTAATGCTATGAGAAATGGTGCCGGAGGTTCTGGCGCCGGCGGCGGTCAAAGTCTTATGAATGGTCCTGTCCAGGAACTAATCAATCAGACTATTAATGTTAATATTCCTCCACAGATACAAGAAAGCACCGAACGTGGTGCCAAGGTTCGTACCATTTCCGAAAAAGGTCAGCAACATAGTTTAGGACTATTAGACGGTCTGCCTAATCACGGTGCTTTGTTTAATATGTCTGGTTTTAGATTACCAGCTATGAAAAACGTACCTACTGCCAGACAAACTAACGACCAGATGATGACTAATGATATGTTTGACCAGTTGCAAGGTCAGATTATGTCCATCGGTCAGATGATGTCTCAACTTAAATCAAATGGTTCTGGGGGTGGTGGCGGTACTCCTAACTCTGGCGGTGGATTAGGTAATAGTCAAAGTTATTGGCAAGACATTCATAGCAATCTAACTCCTAATATGTCTGCCGCATTAAACAGTTTGAGCAATCTTATTCAAGGCCATGAAACTGATAATGGTGTTTCATATGTTACAGGCGGGGTTGTTCATACAGGAGTCTATCTACAAAATGCTACGGAACTATTAAGTCAAGTCCAGACAATGGACGACTTAATGAGTGTCCTGCAACAACTGCAATGGGACACCACCCTTATGGGACTGGACCAACTTAGCAATGTTGTGATTCAAATTGAAAATGCCTGGGGTACCGCATTACAAGAAGTAGACGTAAACGGAACAATCACCGTAACTTATGCTAATACTGCTGCCCAAAGTGATTTTGCTAATACTATGATAGATCCGGCATATGCCGGCAGTGCAACATCTAATACTGGAAACTCCACTTATACAAGCACAGGTAGTGGAGGTAGTTCTGGTGGAGGCGGTGGTTCAGGTAGCGGTAGTGGCAGTGGTGGTGGTTCTTCAGGTATTGGTAATATGTTTGGTACTGCCTCAAAAACTATACAAGATATGTGGAAACGTTTGGCAATGACACAAGAACAAACCGCCACACAACTACACCAGAAACTAAACCAGCAGCAAGTGGCTCAAACACAAAATCAGATTAATCAACAGACCTTGCAAGGTCAGGACATAACACAGATTGTCCAACAATTGATGTCATCATAGAGGAATGAATAAATGACCGATACAACAGGTTTTACAGGTAGTGTGACAACAGCCGGAGGTGGAGATACTTACAACGATAACACCGAAGGCAAAACCACACCACGCAAGTTTAATGTGGACCAGGATGCCCGAGCAATGGAAAGCGGAGGCACATATCCAAACTATTGGTCACATAAGACCCGTTCAGGTCATTCATTTATTATGGATGACTCCCAAGGAAATGAAACTGTAACCATCCAGCATCGTTCCGGTACTGCTATTCAAATGCGTCCAGATGGCGGTATGCTATTAACCACACATAATGGTAAATATGAGGTTGTGCTTGGTGAGGAGCGTGTTACCATTTCTGGTGCCTCTGATATTACCGTTAAAGGTGATACCTCACTCCGTTGCTATGGTGATTATAACGTCACGGTTCATAAAGATTATAATCTAACCGTTCTTGGTAATATGAATATGACAGCCAAGAATGTGAATAAATCTATTCGTGGTACAATTGATACGGAAGCAAAGACAATCAATACCAAGTCCGAAGGACCTATATTATACAATACTCAGGACTCATATGGTGTTTCTGCAAAGAACAATATCACTAATACAGGTGGCGGCGCTGGTCAGTATGTTTTTGGTGGTGATTTTAGTTCTAAGTCATTAAGCGGTAATCATATATCTTATAGTGGAAAAAATACTTATCGTCAGGCAGATGGTGAATTACATGAAACCGCACAATCCTCTAGTACCTTGAGTGCGCATAGATATGGCGTTTCTTCAGGTGGAGGCAATCATGTATATTCTAAGAAAGTCACTAAGAGTAAGGTTGAGTATAAAATAACAAATGCTGACCATTCAACCAATATTGATAAAAATAAAAACTTGAATGTTGGTGGTTCTAGAACAACCAAGGTAACTGGAGGTGATAATTCTCTAAGTGTTACTCAAGGTGATATCCAATCTCAAAGTAATAATATCAAACATAATGCTCAACAAGCATATCAGGTGACTGCTGGTTCTAATATGGATTTAAGAGCACCTTCTGGTCAAGCTGTTTTTGCTGGTGCTTCTACAGTCATCAATGCTCTATCTGGTGCCCTGGGTATTGCTGGTAGTTCTGGTATAAGTTTGGATTCTCTAGGTTCTATGCTCAATCTTAATGGTGGTATTGCTTCTATAGTATCCGCACTAGGTCTACAACTTAACTTTAACTTTACTGATGCTACAAATGCTGATACTGTACCGGATGTTAAAGGAAAATCAGCATCTCAACCAAACGCCGAGCCAGATGCCACTGGTGAAATAGATAGTTGGCAGTAAGCTAAATAAGGAAACACTAAGGGACTCCAATGGCCACGACTCCATTCGTAAGTAGAAATCCAGACTATTCAGACCTGGACTTGGATTTCGTTATGAATCCATCCACCAATGATGTTAATATATTGAATGGAACTCAAGATATTAAAAGAGCTGTCCGTAATCTTATTCTAACTAACTATTATGAACGAAAGTTTCAATCAGTTATTGGTTCTGATGTCAACGCATTATTATTTGATTTGATTACACCATTGACTGCGGTATATTTACAGAACGCCATTGCAGCAGTTATAAATAACTTTGAACCAAGAGTTAAACTACAAAATGTTACGGTTATTGAAGACTCAGCTAACTATGCTTTTAATGTAACAATAGAATATACCATACTGAACAGAGATTTACCTGTAGTATCAACATTATTCCTAGAGAGAATCCGATAAAATGTCAACCGGCAACACTTCACTTAGAGTAACAGAACTAGATTTTTCTACCATTAAGAATAATCTCATAACATATTTACAAAGTCAAGACACATTCAGTGACTATAACTTTGCTGGTTCTGGTATGTCGGTTCTATTGGACCTCTTGGCTTATAACACTTACTATAATGATTTCTATCTTAATATGGTCGCTAACGAGGCTTTCCTTGATACTGCACAGGACCGTAAAAATATCCTTTCACATGCAAAGTTGATTAACTACGTTCCAGATTCCGCTTCAGGTGCTCAATCTCTTATTAATGTCAAAGTAACACCAAATCAAAATGAAAATCAGACTATTAGTTATATTATTCTTAACCAATATACCAATCTGATTGGTTCAGATATTAATGGTGTCAACTATCCTTTTGCTACAATTAATGCGAATACATCATCAAAAGTTAATGGTTCATTTTACTTTGCTAACGTTGTGATTAAGCAAGGTGAGGTGATGACCCACCAGTATTCGGTCAACTCTAATAATACCACAGGCCGTTATCAGATTCCTTCTTCTAATGTTGATACTTCCACATTGGTTGTTACAATCCAGGAATCACCATCAAATACACAAACAACACAATATTTCCAGGCACAAGACCTTACAGAAATCCAGGCTAACTCTACTGTATATTTCTTGGAAGAAGACCAAGATTTAAATTATACTATTTACTTTGGTGATAATGTTCTAGGTCAGAAACCTGCCAATGGAAACATCATACAGGTTACATATCTTGATACAGTAGGTTCTATTGCTAACGGTATTCAAAAGTTTATTTTTACAGACGCCGTTGCCGGACTATTTAAAAACAATGTTCAGGTAACCACAGCAGTTGGTTCATATGGTGGTACTGATAAAGAAGATTTGGAGGCCATTCGCTTCCGAGCACCATACTATTATACTGCACAGAACCGTTGTGTTACAGTAAACGACTATGAGTCCTTAGTGACCAAAGATTTCCCAGATATTCAAGCCGTTTCTGTTTGGGGTGGTGAAGATAATGTTCCACCCGTTTACGGTAAAGTTTATATGTCTCTCAAAACGAGAGGTTATTATACTCTAACACAACTTGAAAAACAGAATATTAAAAATTCTCTAACTGCCAATAGAAGTATGTTGACCGTTATTCCAGAGATTATTGACCCTGAATATATTTTCATTTTGATAGGTGGAAATGTTTATTATAATCCTACTCTCACAACACAGTCGTCAACGTATCTTTCTAATGAAGTAACAAATTCCATTTATAACTATGGTCAGCAATATTTGTATAATTTCAGTTCAACATTCGTTTTGTCTAAATTACAGAACTACATTGAAAACTCAGATGCTTCTATTACAGCATCCGATGTTACAGTTTATTTACAGAATAGATTAAAACTGTATCCAGGAGAAACACTATCTTATACAGTAAACTTTAATACACCTATTAGAAAAGGTGACCAATATCAAAAACTTTATACTTATCCTCAAGTAAGAACTCCGGATTCTTCAGGTGTCTCACAATTGGTTTATTTTGAAGAAGTACCGCAATCATATACAGGTATAGGTTCAATAAGTATTGTCAATCCTGGTTATAACTATACCAACACTCCTACTATTACTATTACAGGTGACGGAACAGGTGCTACGGCTACCGCACTGGTTATTAATGGACGAATAGCAACTGTATCCATAACAAACCCTGGTATTAACTATACCGTTGCATATGTTAATATTACCGATTTAACTGGTGTTGAAGCATCTCTTAAAGTTACCTTGGCATCTAATAGCGGTACTCTAAGGTCATATTATTATGCCGCGAACGGTCAGAAAGTATTCGTAAATAATAATGCGGGAACGATTGATTATCTAAATGGTATTGTTACACTTACAGCTTTGGATGTATTGTCGGTTAATCTAAATCCATATTATGACCAAAACATATTAACAATAAACGTGGTTCCTGAACTAACAGTTATTCCACCACTTAGAAATAGGTTGTTGGCCATTGATACTAATAATATACAAACAGTCCAATTAAATATGGTACCACAAACATAATGGTTGACTCCTCAAATAATAAAACATCTTATCTAGTCAATTCACAACTTCCTGAGTTCGTTAGAAGGGATCACCCTCTATTCGTCCAGTTCTTGGAAACTTATTATAGGTTCCTGGAACAAGGTGATAATCTGATGTACCTCACCAAGAGGTTTCCAGATTTTTATGACATTGATACTTTACACCAAAGAATTGAAGATATTCAAATTCCTATAACTGTTGATATGAACAACAGTCCTGTTGTTATCACTGCTGACAGCACATCAATTATAGTAGAACCTAATACCATTACTAGTGATAGTACCATTGTATCTATTGACCAGTTAGTAACTAAAATACCAACATATTATAATGATTTGTATGGCCAATTTTTCAATAACTTTACTAAGTTTATTCCTAGCAACTCTTTAGCAGACCAAGTAACCATACTTAAACATGTTAAAGATTTTTATCGTTCTAGAGGTTCTGAAAAATCAGTTCAATTTCTCACCAGAATACTTTATAATAAGGAATCATCTGTTTATTATCCACAAGATAATATTCTCAAGGCTTCTGGCGGTAACTGGTTCATACAGAAATCTATCAATATTCAGAATGTTTTAGTAGATAACGTCGCAAATAGTATTGCGTTTTCCAGGTTTGTTAATACAACTATTACAGGTGCTACATCTAACTCCACTGCTACTGTTGAGGCAGTTAATCCATATTATCAAAATGGTGTTTTAGTAACAGAGTTAATTGTTACGGATGTCGTTAAAGATTTTTATGATGGTGAGGTTATCACTACAACAATTGAAGACCAAGGTGTTTATAGACAACTTAAAGCAAACGTTTATTCAGGTATCATAACCAGCACAACCGTAACATCAGCCGGTTCTGGATATGTTGAAGGCGCATCTGTTCCTGTCATAGCAACGGATACAGGCGGGTATGTAGTATCCAATGGTAATCTTCAGTTTGGTTATGGTGGCCAGGTTATCATTGGTAAAGTTACTAAAAGTCACCTTGAAGGTAAAATTAAAAAAGTTAATGTTATACTTCCAGGTGCCGGATATGTTGCTAACACACCTTTACTATTCACAGGCGGTGGTGGTTCTAATGCTGCGGCAAATGTCTTCTCGGTTCAGGATACCAATGTTTATCATCCAGCATATTATAATATGGTAGGAACTACAATTCAAGATGTTGCCAACTATCCAATAGTAAATGCTATAAATGATTATGTAGAGACGCAGGCTTAT